ATATCCACGACGAACTGTTGTCCGGTCCACAAATCACACATTTTAAATTACACCGATTTCCTACACTGTAATCTAACCCAGTGGGGCCGCTGACAGCAAGAGAGAGATCAGTATCATTAAGGAAAGTTTCATACAATTCTGAACTAGATTGCCTACGGCTTTTGGAACCATTTGATTCTTCCTTGTAGCACCTATGACAGCCGGGAACCTCTGACCCTTGGCTCACTATTTCGATTATTTTTTTACGATTGTGGCCATGCCAGGCTTGATCTACAGGCACGTTTTTATCAATGAATCCGTCATAAAAACTACAGGAATTGTAAGAAATGTCTTTATTGTGACTCCAGAATGCTAGATTTTTTACAATCTCATAACAAAAACCAGGTTTGTCTTTCATTAGTTTGACTTAATCTGACCTAGCAGTTGTTTGAGTTTAGCACTCTGAACATCTGCTGTGACTTTGCCAGTATCATCTGAGTAACGCCCTTTGGTGCTGGCTGCTGGTTCCCAAGGAGCAGTGTCATCGCCATCAGCTTCTGCAGACTTGACCTGGCTCTTGGCCTTGATGGAATCCATGATTGATGATTTTGGGCCGCCACGGAATGCGTCAGGATTGTCGCCGCCTTCATCTGTAATACGCATGGTATCAATATTGTATTCCAAATCGATCTTTTGTCCCACACCCGTTGAACTACGACTCTTCATACACTGAATTTGATACTTGCCACGCTCTTTCATGGCACGACTTGTAAAGATACCAAACACGTTGTCTGCTGTGTTGATCTTGGAGATACCACCTGAAATGTGCGAGTGATCAAATTCAATCTCCTCAACTGCTGAGCGATTTAACTGCGAAGCTGTTACCATTAGTATACCCAGCTCCTTGGCCAAGTTACGCAGTTCTTCACTCACATACTTGTCTTTAACAAACAAATCGTTGGGACTGACCTTGGCACTAATGGGCATCAACAAGTCCAAGTAGTCAATCATGATAAAGTCTACCTTGTGCCCAGACTTGATTTGATACTCTTTCAAGAATGCACGAATATCATTGATGTTGCTTTGTGCAGGCAGTGCTTTGACTTGATAGCTGCCTGCCTTTTTACCCACCATCTTGATTTTTAGCGCTGCTGTGCCTTTGTCTCGGCGAATGTCCTTGGTGCTCATGTCTGTGAGCATGGCCGCTGTACGCAAGCCTGTGAGTTCTTCGCTCAGTTCCAGTGTGATATAAACACCATGCAACCCCTGTTGCACCCAGTTGAGTGCAATGTTCATCATGACCAAGCTCTTGCCCGATCCAGAACCACCTGCAAAGATGTTGAGTTCACCACGACTGAATCCACCGTACAGCAATCGATCCATTTGTGGCCAGCCTGTGCTTACTTGGCCGCCTGAATCAAAGTAGCGTGTAAGCATGCCTTCGGGGTCATTCCAAAAATCCATGCCTAGATCTTTTGTAAGTGAAATCTGCACAGCGTCCTTGATCAGTTTTTCCACAGGATCAAATTCGCCTTTCTCCAGCAAGTCGGCCGCTTTCAAAATTGCACGTTCCAGTTCTTGTCTCTTGGTAAAGCTTTCAAACTCTTGCATGAACCAGTCAAAGTGACCTTCGTTAAGTTCAGGCACTGCTGTAAGCTTAACACCAGTTGTGGCAGCAATTTGTGTACGATCTGGAAGTGTTTTATATTTGTCCGAGTGTTCTTTGATAAACTCCGCAGCAGCTCGTAAACTTTTGTCAAAGTTTTGAGGATTGTAAATGTTTTGGACTCGCACATAAGAGCTTGCATCCTCTAACATCATCTCCAAGAACAGTCGCTGAACATCAACTGAGTAATCTTTAAGCATAAGGGGTATTTAAATGTGAGATACAGTTATTAGCAAATAACGTATGAACTTCTTCTTTGTCAACATGAAAGAATGGGGAAAGTTTTTTACCATGATACCAAAGGTTTAACGGTAATTCCTGTGCTGAGTAATCAGTAATCTTGTTTTCTATAAAATTTGATCTTAACAATGCAGTGTAGTCTTGTTGGTATTCGAATCCGCCTAAACTAAAGCAAAAATTTATGCCTTTCTGTTTTAAGGTTTGCAAGCAAAACATAATATAGAAGTAACTTTTTATTTTTTCAAAGTTTTCCGAAAGCCCACGAGCGCTAGCACCTACGTTATATCGTTCTTTGATATAGGCTGACAACGACTCAGCGGTTAAGTTGTGTGGCATAGCATCAATGTTAGCATCGCTTTCATAACGGTATTCATTAGTGAAAGATAGTATTACAAAATCTGGATTAAGTTTTAATCCTTGCAGAAGTTGCAAGGAAATTAATGCATTGCTACAACCGCCGTATGCTAGATTAGATACTTCTATATTCTCAGAAGAGTCCAGCAATTTTTCAGACCAATGCAATTTAGGAAATTTTGGATCAGTTACACAATAACTATCGCCGCATATTAAAACTTTTTTCACTGCTCGATCCTTTTAATCAATTGCTTCTTCCTTATTTCTATCTTAATTTTACTAGTTTCTCTAGCTTCAAGTATAGTTAGTAGCGTTCCTAACTTGCCGTACTTTATCACCGCATCGTTTACATCCTTGATACCCGGTTCCCAGTTAGGTATGCTTACTGCCCAACCTAGGTCCACCGCACGATCAATTAGTTCTAGTCCTGCCTTGTCTTGGTCTGGAACAACAGTAACTTCTTTACCTAGGCTGCGAATAAGTCTTGCTTGTGCATCACTAATATCGTTGTGCATCACAGCAAGACCGCCGATGCTGAGCGCATCAAATATACCTTCCATGACCAATACATGTTGCCAGTCTGGGTGCTGTAGATCAGTACCAAACACATATCCAGGTTGTGTTTGATTAATATACTTGGGGATCTTGTTATCTAGAAATCTAGCAGTGAATCCCACAATCTTGTTGTCATGTGTAAACGGCACAATCACGCAGGGTCTAGTCCACTGGACTCCGTTAGTGCGTATGGGCGTCATCATGGGAAAATCTTCAGGCACAAGCCTATTACGACAGTATTCCCAGTATCGGGGGTGCTCTTGAGTGATCAGTTCAGATGCAGGTGGCAAATCACGTTCTTCAAACTCAATGCCTTGCAATATGTTAGACACCCGTTGACGATCTTCTACAATACCGTAGATGCTGCGATGCCTCAAGCTTTCAAGATTAGCAAATTCAATATCACGATCAGGTACGCCCAACCAGCTCAAGAGCCTGCGGGCTTTGAAACTCAATGTACGGCCAAGAATAAAGCTGGCAGTATAGTTACAGTTGAAACAGTGATAGCTCCAGCTGCCTTCGTTTGTTTTGAGACCGCCTCGTTGGCGTCGATCTGGTGTGTTACCGTTATGCTGACAACACGGTGCATTAAAACTCAGCCAGCCGCTGGGGCTAGACTTTCGTTTTGCGGGCAGATAACTCAAGATGTCAAGCATCTAGTGATTATAACAGATAAGTTTGATTAGATCAACGATATTGGAGATTAGTCACATAGCCATTGGAGATCAACACTGTGGCCTGTTGTGTGCTTTGATACTGAGCTGGCCAGTATCCCGAACCACCTGCTGTCACAACAATAGGTCCAATTGTGCCATTGCCGCTGACACTGATACATTCAGCTTCAGCGCCTGAACCATTGCCAAGAATTTGTACTCTTGGTATGGCAATGTATCCTTGGCCCGTGTTAGTTACGTTAATACTTTCAACCACACCCAATGGAGTAACATTGATAGTGGCCATGGCACCAAATCCCTTGGAATTGTTGAAGGCTACTCGCAGTAACGGATGGTAACCTTCTACATTGATGTAAATGGATCCGGTGTGACTGAGATAGGTTGTGCTCTCTGTTACATCCACCCAAACACTTTCGTAGTTTTCCGCGGCCTGTACTTTGATGGTACCGGTATACGTGTCCAGATCCATTTTGATTGTGGTCAAGCGTTGGTCGTTGGTAGGAATGTAGCTGGAGAAGAATTCTGTCAGTTGCGTGGTATTGACTGGGGGCGGTTGCAGTGCCCAATCTGGCCAGTTGGTAGGGCCGGGCTGTATCTGCGCTGCTTTGCCATAGATTGTGGGAATGGTTAATCCTCCACTGGGCACAAACACGGGTAGTATGCTGTCTACTATGTTGCAATCGGCACGAGCTTGACTGTTGGCATCCACATAAGCAGCTTGCACGTAGTTCCCCGAAGTTCGCTGTATTGAGTAACTGGCAGGCTGTGCCGTGATATTGATCGTGTCTGCGCTGTTTAGCACTACTTTAACTCGCCCCAAGCTGGCGCTGAGTATGTCCATGGATTTTTCCAACAACAGTTCGTTGCCGGATTGGCTCATAAGTCTAAAGACAAAATTTGAACCAGTGATGTTTACAGGTTTTTCTTCTTGG